AGACTATGACACAGTGGACTACACTGCAGTCGAGCAGTACGAGGAGCGCATAGCTGAGCTGACTCAGACTATCGAGGATATGAAGACGGACGAGCTGTACATTCTCTATCACCTGATGAAGGCTAAAGACACAGCCAGCACTACCCTTGACCTTGTCGAGGTGTACGTGGAGCTGCAGCGTCTCATAGGGCTGCACAGCAAGGAGCTGCAGGAGAAGGCAAAGCTTTACAAGGAGGGTCTGTAATGTCCTCGTGGTTGATCATTGTCACAGGGTGCATATACGCTTACATCGCTGGCGAGCAGGGTTTCAAGGGTAACATTCCCATGCTCGTGGTGTACGCTGGGTATGCGTTTTCTAACGTAGGTCTTTATTGGATGGCCACAAGATGATTTCTTTTTTATTGCTTATGATTTCGACAATTCTATTTGCTCTATGGAGGTCTTATGGTGAGGGTTAGTGGCGTACCTTATGAGGTACAGTTGGTGGATCAGTACATGAACGATATCTCAGAGCTTGAGCGAGAGAATCGTATGATGAGGGCTAGGATGGAGAGGCTGGAGGATGAGCTGCGGGTTAGCAATGAATTGCTTGCCAAAGTAAACTTCGAGCTGTTAAACCTAAAAAACCCCTCGCAAAGCTCTGAAACTCTGTCAAAAATACAGAGTCCGTGCGTTAACGTCTGCGAGGTAGCCCACGGTACTGCCTTTTGTCGTGGTTGCGGCAGGTCTGTCTTAGAGATAGAGTCGTGGCAGGGCTACTCAGACCCAGCCAAGGCTGCTATAATTAAGAAAGCTAAACTAAGATTGGGGGTTTTAAATGGCGAAATCTAAGAAAGTGGTTGAAGAGGTGGTCCAAGAGGTCACCTCAGCAGACTGTACAGAGATGGTGTCAATTGCTTTTGACAAGAATAATAATCTATACGGCGTGACACCACATGGTGAGCTGCGTAGGTATGATTGGACAACGAAAAAATGGGAGGCTGTATGAGATGTCTTAGTTGCAATGCAGCATTGACTGACTACGAGGCCACTCGAAAGAGTGCTGTCACTGAGGAGTACACTGACCTATGTAATCATTGCTTCGCTACGGTTAGTGATGACTTACTTACCATAGATAGGGAAGACCTGCTCACTGACGAGGATGATTTAACCCCTGAAGACGTAGGTGAATTTAGTATGTATGTTGACAGAGATGAATTATGATGGTACAATATTACTATAGAGTTACTAAGAAAGACTAAGTAATAATATTAATATTATCTTTAATAAACAAGTAACTATTTAAAGGACTATTTAATATGGAAGATCAAGATAGATTCTTAGCAGAAACCAGCGAAGAAGCTCACTACTGGTTTACAGTGTCTGATTTTGTTGAGCTGTCCCTAGATGTTGGGCTTGATAAAATGCTAGAGGATGTGATACAATTAAGGGGTAGTAAATTAAAGGAGACAGTATGAATAAGCAGGAGAGTTTAGAGAAAGCTCGTGCAGCTAAGCGAGGCACTGGAGTTAAGCTTCGTAATCCTATTCAGATCTGGGAAGAGGATCGAAGCAGGACAGAAGGTAATGGTAGTCTTCGCAAAGCTATCAATGCTAAGTGCTGGCACTGCTCTAACTGTCAGCGAGAAGAGATTACACATTGTACTGTCACCAGTTGTCCATTGTTTTTTGTAAGGCCCTACCAAATTAAAGGAGAATAGATGGCTCAGCAATTAGTATCACACCAACCATGTCAGGACTGTGGCAGCAGCGATGCTCTCACTATCTATGAGTGGGGCAGCAAGTGCTTTAGCTGTGGCAAGACACGTAGGAATTCGCAAGAGTACTCCACTAAACTTACTAAGGTAGTATCAACAATGACCAACGTGCATGACATTGTCTACAGCTCTATCTCTGATCGTGGTCTAACTAGGGACACCTGCCTAACCTATGGCATAGGCAAGAAAGACAGTGCTTATTATTTCCCTTACTACGATGAAGAGGGGTTGGTAGCTTACAAGAAGCGCAGCGTAGGCGAGAAGAAGTTTAGTATCGAGGGCGCTTGGCAGCAGGGTAGATTGTTTGGGCAACAGTTGTTCTCCAAGGGAGGGAAGTATGTCACGATTACAGAAGGTGAGTTCGATGCTGCAGCAGCGTATCAAATGCTTGGTTCCAAATACCCTGTGGTTTCTGTTAGGAATGGTGCAGCGAGTGCAGTTGCTGATGTCAAAGCGAATTACGAATGGCTCGACTCCTTTGAGACTGTGGTGCTTTGTTTCGACAACGATGCTCCGGGCAGAGAAGCTGCTAACGCAGTGGCTGAAGTCATTGGAACTAAAGCCAAGATATTTAAAGGAACCCAAGACTACAAAGATGCCTGTGAATACTCGCAAGACAACAAAGGGAAAGAATTCGTAGACCTGTGGTGGAAGGCAGAGCGTTACACACCAGATGGTATTGTTGATGGCGCTGGCTTGTGGGAGCTGGTTAACCAGCCAGTCGAGCGTGCTAAGGTTCAGTACCCTTTCTCTGGTCTGAATGATCTAACCTATGGTGTGCGTGAAGGAGAGCTAGTTACAATCACTGCAGGGTCTGGGTTAGGTAAGTCTCAGTTCCTACGAGAAATTGTTTATCATATCCTAAACAACAGCGAAGATAACATTGGGCTGCTGTTCCTGGAAGAATCTGTGAAGCGTACTGCTAAGAGCATCATGAGTTTAGCAGCCAACAAACCACTACACCTACCTGATACTGAGGTGTCTGATGATGAACTTAAGTCTGCTTTTGACAGCACTCTGGGTACTGGACGTGTGTTTCTTTTTGATCACTTTGGGTCTACTGCAATCGACAACATTATCAACAGAGTCCGCTTTATGGCTAAGGCTCTTGAGTGCAGGTATATTTTCCTTGACCACGTGTCTATTGTGGTATCTGCACAGGACAATGGAGATGAACGTAAAGCTCTAGACGAGATCATGACCAAGCTTCGCATGATTGTACAAGAGACTGGGATTAGTTTGTTTTGCGTGTCTCACCTTAAGCGTCCTGATGGTAAGGGCCACGAGGAAGGCGCAGCAACATCTTTGTCTGCTCTGCGTGGGTCAGGTTCTATTGGTCAGTTGTCTGATATGGTCCTGGGTCTGGAGCGTAATGGGCAGTCAGAGGACTTGAAGGAGCGTCACACCACACGAGTCAGGGTTCTTAAGAATCGATTCAGTGGGTTGACAGGTCCTGCCTGTGCATTGTATTATGATCGTACTACTGGACGTATGAGTGAAACTTTGGAGGAAGCATTATGAAAGACCGTGAACTAGCGCAGCCTGAACCTGAGCCTGTGGCGATTGGTGAAGAATGGAAGCCATGTGTAAAGTTGCCAATTGTTGTTCATGTACGAGAACAGCGCAAAGGCGAAACCCATGTAAGTACACGGGAAGGCATCACGCCAGTCAAAGAAGATGACCTAATCATGCGTGGTGTGGCTGGTGAGGAATACCCAATTGGTCGTGAATTATTTAATAGCACCTATACCTTTGACACAGCACCTGTACACGCCATCGACATATCGCAAGAACGTGTCGATGAAACTGCAAAACGTAAACATGAGTGGGTTGGTATCACTGACCTTGAGATTGAGTCACTAGCTGAGTCGTGTGATCTATGGGGTTCTGACGTGTACGCACAAGTACTTGAGCTTGCAGCGTCCATTGAGAAGCTGTTAAAGGAAAAGAACTTTACTAAGACCCAGAGGCGTGGTATAATATTAGAATGAGAATCGCACTTGATATTGAAACTAACCTTAAGCATGATACTATTTGGTGTTGTGCTACTTATAATATTGATACTAAGGAAGTAAAGGTATGGACAAAGCCAAACGATTTGAGCCAATACATACAGCAGGCAAGTTTACTTATAGCGCACAATGGTATAAGCTTCGATTTTCCAGTGTTAAACAGACTGTGGAAGACCTCGATAAGGACCAAGCAAGTTCGGGACACACTGGTTATGTCAAGACTCGCAAACCCTCAAAGAGAGAACGGACACAGCCTAAAAAGACTAGCTACATTGGTGGGAAGGGAGAAAAAAGAATACGACAACTTCGACAGCGGTCTAACAAACGAGATGATAGTTTACTGTAAGGAAGACGCAGTCATCTGTGGTGAGCTTTACCTCTACCTAACTCAGGAACTGCAAGGATTCTCTGAGCAGAGTATAGAGTTAGAGCACGAGGTGCAGATGATTGTGACTGGGCAAGAGAAGCACGGGTTCATGTTGGACAAGAGCACTGCCTGTTCATTGGTTGCCTCTTGGAAGACTAGGCTATCAGAGATTGAGGAAGGACTGCAAACCATATTCACACCCATCCATACTCAAAGGGTTAGTGAGAAGACTGGTAAGCAGTTGAAGGAAGATGTAGAGGTATTCAATCCGGGGTCTAGGCAGCAGATAGCTAAGAGGCTTATGACCTTGGGCTGGAAACCTAAAGAGTTTACACCATCAGGAGAGGCTAAAGTAGATGAGACCATCCTTTCAGGAATTGATTTACCAGAGGCTAAACTTATTGCCGAGTACCTGCTCGTTCAGAAGAGGGTCAGTCAGGTTGAGTCATGGCTTGATGCTGTTCAAGAAGATGGGCGTGTTCACGGTAAGGTCATCACCAACGGGGCAGTCACTGGACGTATGACGCACCACAGCCCTAATATGGCACAGGTTCCTAGCAGCGCAAGTCCTTGGGGCCACGAGTGTCGTAGTTGCTGGACAGTACCTGAAGGTAAGCTGTTAGTTGGCGCAGACGCTAGTGCGCTAGAGTTAAGAATGTTGGCCCATTACATGAGGGATCAAGAGTATGTCAAGACTGTCACAGAAGGATCGCAAGAGCTGGGAACTGATGTCCACACGAAAAACCAGAGGGCTGCAGGTCTTACTACAAGGGCGCAGGCCAAGACTTTTATCTATGCCTTGCTCTATGGTGCAGGGCCTGCCAAAATTGGGGCGATTGTTGGTGGTGGAGCTAAAGAAGGTAAAGACCTCACGAGTGCTTTTCTTCGGAACACACCAAGCTTACAAAAGCTTAGGACCAAGGTTGAAAAGCTATCAGCGGGAGGGACGCTTGAAGGTCTTGATGGACGCAAGCTACAGATCCGTTCCCAGCACAGCGCACTCAACACATTGCTTCAGAGTGCTGGTGCAATAGTTATGAAGAAGGCTCTGGTTGTTCTGAACGAAAGACTACAGAGGCTACAGATCAAGGCTAACTTTGTAGCTAATGTGCATGACGAGTGGCAGATAGAATGTAATGAATCAGACGCAGATCTGGTAGGTAGTATGGCAGTATCAAGTATCAAGAAGGCGGGAGTTATTCTAGGGTTACGCTGCCCACTGGACGGTGAATATAAGAAAGGTAAGACATGGGCGATGACTCACTAGAAGAGGATTCTTTTTATGCTGACCTAGAACACGTGGTCATCATAGGAATCAAGAGTGATAAAAGGGTTAACATTAAGACTAACGTATACGATATGAAGGAACTGCAATCAATCTTGAGCGCAGCTATGATGATGAGCACAGTTCACCATGTGAAATCGTTAGGCAATGATGTTGACAAACTTCATTAATAGTGTATAATATATAGGTAGCTTTTTAAAAGGAGAAGTAAATGGAATTAAAACCAGTAAAAGTGCAGGCAGATATTATGTGGGCTTTCTTAGACACACCTAACCAGTTATCTGGGAAGTATCAGGTTGATCTCTGTAATCTTACCAAAGAAGCAGTGGGTGTATTGGAAGGTATGGGGGTTAGTGTACGAAAGAAGGATGACCAGCCAGAGAAAGGCTTTTTCATTACGGCTAAGTCAGTTAACTACCCAATCACTACTATCGATATCGACGGTGGGCCAGTTTCTGGCAAGGTAGGAAACGGTTCAAAAGGTATCGCTCTTCTCAAGCCTTATGAGTACACATTCAAAGGTAAGAAAGGCGTAGGAGTTGGGATCAACAAGCTTATTGTTACAGACC